AACCATGGTTATGGCAGCGGCGATCAGCCCGACCGGTCCTGCGCCTGTCGTTAGCGCCAGTCCTACGGCCTTGATCGCAAGGGCCAGGGCTGAAATAATCGCATGTCCCTGGGCTACGGCCATGAACGCGATTACTCCGCCGGTAACGGCTGCCAGTCCGATGGCTATTCCCTCGAGGATCTCCGCAGCGTTTCCGTTTTTGTTTAGCTCGACAAACCAGTCTCTAAACCGTTTGGTTATTTCGATTAGTTCGAGCCTTGCCGGGGCGAGGGCTTCGGTAATGAATCGGCCCATTTCGCCATTAAGCTCTCCCTGGGCAACGTTTAGCCTGTCTTTTATGGCCGATGCGGTATTGTTTGCTGCTTCGGCGGCTCCTCCAAAAGTGGTGGCTAGTGCGTCGATGATAATTTTCTGCGCTTCTGCGGTCTTCCCGGATTCGACCATAGTTTTGAGCATTTCTTTTTCTTGCTCGGACCAGCGGAAACCTTGACGGGTAAGGGAATCGATCCCGGCGATGGGATCGTCAAGCGCCTTTCCTACGGCCTGCGCGGCGCTGGCGAGGTCCATCTTCATGACCTTGGCCATGTTTATAATCTGGAGGCTTGCGGCCTCGAAATTGTCCCCTTTTATGTTTTTGAATCCGAGGAGTACGTTCTGCATCGAAAGGACTACGTCATCGGCATAGCCTGTCATGTCCTGGAATTTTAAAGCCATAGCCTGGACCGCATCGCTTGTTGTCCAGGATGTGGCCCCGGTTGCGCGAAGGGTTGCGTTTAGTATAGCGACCGCTTGCTCTCCATCGGCGAATTCTTGCTCTAGGGAGGCTACTTTCGATGATAATGCTCCAACGGCCCGCGTTACTGTCTGGAATAAGGCGACCGGTCCTTGCATGATGTCGCGCATTTTTTGGGCTGCGGATTGTAGTTTCCCTTGGACCCTTCCAAGGTCGGACTGCAGATCTTTGTCGTCGATTTCAGTATCGAAGCGTATTGTGCCGTCGTAACCTTGTGTCATCCTGCTATCCCCATAAGGCTATCAAATAGCCCGGTCATCATGTCGGCGGGTTCGCCGATCCTGTAATAGTCTTTAAGCCTGGCGAGTTCGTTTCTCTCTGCTGGGCTCATCCCCTTGCTGTACTTGCGTCTTCGGATCTCGATTACTGATGATAGTTTTGTCCCCTCCGGGAGCCCCTCGAGGAGTTCCCAAAAAATCCACCAGTGGACCTTCGCCCTGCGTAAATTGATTCTGTAAATCTGTAAAAATGCCGTGTATATCCGGCCTGAATCTTCTAAAAGATCAAATGTCCTTTCGCCTTTTGGGCTGCTGCTCTCGTCATCTTCCTCGTTCTCCCTGCCTCGGTCGATGAAATAGCGCAAGAAAGAAACAAGCTCCTCAACGTCTTCGCGGTGAATCTTGTCTCCGTAGAACATGGAAAGCCCTAGCAGGGTTTTGTCTTGTTCTTCGGTTTCCTGGTCCTGGAGTAATCGTAGATACGCCAGGACGGTTCTGTAATCCGTTTCGACTCGGTATTCCCTGCCGTTGACCGTGGTAGTCTCGGGTGGTTGGTCGATTAGCGGATTAAATGGTTTCTGCATCAGCAGGGGCCTCTGCTGCGCGGATAGATTCCTTTTTCAGTTCTGCTCCGGCGCTTTTTATCTCGTCGGTAATGAAGGCTATAAGGTCTACCATCTCGAGGATGTCGTGGCCGCTGGCCTCGAATAGCTCGTCGAATTTTCCCGGAAGGACTGCATCGACCACGGCCTTTTCTTTTTCCTTCAGGAAATCAAAGGCTTTCTCGATGTCAAATAAGGTCTCCTTGGGCATTGCATTGAAATCCTCGGCGTATTTTTGGACATCTCGTGAAAGTGCAGATACTTTTTTTATGTAGTCCCAATTCGACGGGCTGCAGTTAAATTCGTATACCTTCCCGCAGATATTTACGCTGTGAATGTGCTTTTTCGGCTTAAATACAAATTCTTTCACGGTTGTATCCTTGTGTTAAAAATAGGGGCGAGGGTTGTGCTCCTCGCCCCTGGGTGGTTACGCGGCTTTTATGTCGCCTGATGCAAGAAGGGCGCTGGCGAATTTGACAACGTGGTTGTACGCGTCAAGCTCGTACATATTCAGGTACTGGCCTGCTGCAGCGGGGATATCGTCTCCGCTGGTGTAGGATGTTCCCTGGGTTACATACTGGCGATTTTTCACGGTTTGCGCGGCTGCGGTCAGCCGGTACTTGAGTACATTCCCAACGCCTGGGGTGGCCGTGAATTTGGTATTCCCGACAGCTGCTCCGGCTGCGACAACGGCCGTCAGTGCGGGGGCTGCTACAGGGTCGGTCTTTGAGGGCTTGCCGTTCAGATGGATCTCGAAACCGCAGGCTGCGGGGCTGTTCGCATCGCCTCCGGGAAGCTGGATGTTGGCGATGGTGCATTCACCGGATATCACCGTCCCGTCTGCTCCGGTGGTTCTGAAATTGGTATGCCTGGCGGCTCCCAAGTCGAGAATCTTGGAGAAAATGAAATCCTGGGCGGCATTGCCGGGGATCCTGTCGCCGGAAAAGGCGTATACTAGCTGAAAGCCGGTGACCTCGCTGGTCTGGCCTCCGTCATCGTCGAGATATGCCTTTTGATCCAGCTTTTCGTTGGTCGATGGGCTTGCTGTGGTGAGACCATCGCCAAGCCTGGTGTATGTCCTCGCCTGTCCTTCGGGGGTGATGTCCAGCTCAAATAGGGTCTGGAAATTTAGGGGAGCGCTCATGGTGTATCCTCCTGGAAATAAACCAGCCTAAATGTGCTGGTGTAGGTAATCACTCCTGCTTCATCTTCCCCTACGGGTGATGGCCGGGTGATTGCGTTCAGGCGTCCCTCGGCGATGCCGAATAGGTCCTGAAATGCGTCTATGTTCAATGCGTCGACAATGGCGGCTAAGGTCTTTCGGGCCGCCTCCGGGTTTTTAGACCGGGCGTAGTAGGAGAAATTGAATTCTGCCCAATAGCTCCCGGTCAGGTAGCGGCGAACGATTACGGGGCTCGGGTCGTGTCGGCAAATAACCTCTTGCTCGTCGTCCGCTGGAAAAAAATCTTCATGGATGGCCGCCGGCGCTATAATTTCAGGATCCGCCTGGGCGGCTCTCCCGAGGGCTTGGAGGGCGTAGGCGTTCAATCCTTGCATGATGTCAGGCATTCGCTCCGGCCTCCCTTCGGGCTTTGGATAGCCAGGCTTCGCGCTGTCTGGCCTTCGCTTCCTCAAACCATTTCATTCTGGCATTGGGGTTCTTGTCTTTGCTCTTATTCGGCGCCTCGTAATACTGCCGGCGGGCGTATGGGGTAGCCCATAGGACCTTACCTTTTCCTATCTCTGATGCGGTTAGGGCGGATTTCTGCAGGGTCCCCTCTGCCTGTGGGCAATAAAAATTACTGTCCTTGATTACCTGGACATCGAGGGCGGCCTGGGCCCTCCCAATTGCGGCCTTTCGTAGACGGAGGGCTTTTGCGGTGTCGAATTCTAACGATGGTTTAAGCAAGGCGCACCTCGTAATGGTGGACCTCTCGGCCTGTCCCATAAAACGGGCTTATTGTGCGAACGGCCATAACCTGGCCTTGGAATGTCAGTCGGTCTTTTATAGCCAGGACGAATTGCACGGGTTTGCTGTTCTTGCAGTCAATAAACACGAGAAAGCGGTCGTTCTTTGCATCCCCGAGGCTTGATAGTGCGTTCTGCTTAACGGGTACAACGCGGATATTTTCTAGGTCTATGGGTTCGCCATAGACTGGCCCATTTTTATTTGTCCCGATGTAGCGTTCGACTGTGGCGGTATGTGGCAGCAATCGGCGGGGGATAGGACTACTCATTGGATCCCCCGGATTGATTACGGAATACTTCTACTCCTCGGAACATTAGGACGGTTTGCTCTAAATAGGCTCGAGCCCTGCTACAAAGTGCTGCCGGCGGCTTGATTGGCCCGCCTTGTGAACGGCTAAAAGAACCGATGGATTCGACTCCTGATGTTGCTTCGTTGTAGGTGTCTCCATTTATCACATACCATTCGACTTGGGCGGCTGTGGCTTTTTTTACTAAGCGCTGCTGCGCTTCGGGCAATGCCTCAATGCTTAGGGGCTCCCCGACCGTAAGGTCTATGTCGTCGCTTGCGCGGGCGGCATACCTGGGGAATTGATCCCCTGCAGATTCTCCGATGTATTCGTCTATGTAGTATGCAGCGCTTATGTGGGCCATTATTTCCCCGCCTTTCCGGTCTTTTTGGGCAGAGACACCTCTATTGGCCTGGGCGGAAGAAGATTACCTTCTTCGTCGCATTCACCATCGAGGATGTATCCTGCGGTCTCGGCCTGTTTTACTCCGGCGGAGTCTTGCCTGATTACGGCAACAGAGCCTTTCGTCAATTTATAAGCCATGCTCTTTTTCTCCTTTTGGAAGTTCTCCCAGGGCTTCGGGAGCCCTGGGGTTATGGCTTAGGAGTGGATATCGCCAGCTGCAAGAGTTGCGACTGCGTATTTGAGGACGTGGCCGGTAGCATCTAGGACATACATGTGGAGACGGTTGGTTGCCACGGCCGCAGCGATGTCTG